AAGAAGCTTGTCCCAGTCCCAGTCTCAGTTTCAGCTTTAGTTTCAGTTTCAGTTTCAACAGGTTGTTCTTTTGGCTTAGCTTCGACTGGCATCCAGCCAGATTGTACTTCTCGCCATTTTTGATGTGCCATCTCATAGAACATCTTAGAAGAATAATCGCCTGCTTGAGGTTCAGGGTCGCCTTCAACAAAGTCTAGTTTTGCAGTTAAATCAGAAAACTCATTAGTAGCATAAGGAGGCCCATCCATCGCTTTATGAAAGCCGTCTTCGTCTACATTTATTCCTAAAGCTTCGAAACCCTTTAACCAACCTTTCGCTTGTGTCTCTAAGTTTTTGTTGTCTTGGTTTGTGGGTGGTGCTGTCGGTCTTTGATACCTCCAAGCTACTTGAGCTTTTTGGAAGTCCTCTATAGTTAAATAGTCTCCTATTTGCGGAACACTATCACCATAAACAAAGGTTTGCTTATTCGTGACTCCTGCTTTTGGCGGGTTAGTAGCTAAGCCTTCTTCTGGGCCTACTACTATTTCTTCTTCAGGGATTCCTAATAACTCTGCCCAACCGACTGCTTTAGAAGAAGCAGACTTCCAAATTTCCAAAGCTTGATTATAGAAGGCGGGGTTTGCGTAGTCTCCTTTTACAGGCTCTGGGTCAGTCCTAGAGAATGCCGATTTATTTGATACGCCTTTTACAAGAGGATTAGTGCCGTAGCCTTGCTGTGCGTCTTCTGCGGAAACTGAGCCTCCCCAACTTGCGTGTGCTGTAACTGGGGTAGCTTCTGGAGTATCTACTGTTTTTATTATTCCTGCACCTAATACGTTCATATTTCCAGATAGGTATTGATTTAGAATGTTTTGCTCTGCGTTGGAAAGCGAGTCAATAAAGTCTATCTCTGTATCTCCACCCGCTCGTGCAGCAGTTTGATAAGCGTTATAGAAGTCCTGAGTCATCTTGCCCTGAACTAAATAGGTCGGTGTAGCAGGCTCAGGAGCAGGAGCAGGAGCAGCAGGTGCAGGAGCAGGAGCAGGAGCAGCAGGAGCAGGAGCAGCAGGTGCAGGTGCAGGTGTAGGTGTACCCTCTTGAGCATACTTGGCTTTAGCTGCTTCTATGTCTGATAAATGTTGGCTAAGTTCTTTCTTACCTCCTTGTACCCAAGCAATAATTGCAGCTTTCTCGCCTTCTCCAAGACCACTCATAAAAATGTTTGAGGATTGTGGATTTGCTTGGGAAACAGTGTATGCGTCTATCAGTCCTTGGTTTAACTGACCCCTAAAGCCATAGTCTTTAGTAGTACCTGTAGGCGTAGGTGGAGGTGGAGGTGCTCCCGCTCCACTATAGTTGTCTTTAGTAGGTTCTGTCCATTCAGTATCGGGAGAAGGCCCAGAGCCTGCTGAGTCATCAGCTAAGAGGCTGTCATTATTATTAGCGTCAGCGTCCGCACCCACACTAACACTGATATTCTCAGGTGCCATTGTGAAAAACGCATCTTCATAAGCCTTTACAGCCGCATCGTATGTGCGTTGAGCTGTGGCTCTAATAGTGCCTAACCCTTGGTGGGCAGGATTAGCCTTTTCCTTCGTTTTGGCTTTCTCCAAAGCACGGTTGGCGGAATCCATAGCTTGTCGGAGTGCTTCTACATCTCCGCCCTCAGAATATCTAGCTCGTTTTCTTTTTTGTAAAGTTTTTAAAGTTTTGCTCATTTACGAGTTCCTTTGCTTTTTAAAAGAGTTTGCACAGTTTCAGATTCGTATATCCTAAGACCTAACCACAATATAGTAAATAACGAAGCAATGGGCGGAAGCCACGATGCTAAAGCTAATATTCCTGTCGAGGCGGCTGCAATGTCTACTACTTCTTTGCCTTCTTGTGGGGTCATTGGTTATCTCCTTAAAGTGCGGTTATGATAAAAGCTAGTAGTTGTGGGTATCGGATACCTTTCAGTGTGACTTCCTTTGCACCTTCGGGTATAGACTCTCCTTCTACATAAGTCCTACCTTCATGTTCCCACCAAGTATCAGAACAGAACATAGCATACTTGCTTGCATTTAAACCTTCTGCTTCAAAGGCGGCTTCCAAGTCTTGAGCGATGATACCGAAATGTGTACGAGCTTCATCACCTTTGCTCTCTACTCTGGATTTCCACTTATACTTTCTAAGCAATCCTTTACAAGCCACAGCAACCCTAGTCTCGGCTTCTGTTAATTCTTCAATGTCTTGTTTTTTATTACGGTCTGAAGTTTGGATAGTACCGTTGGTGGCGTATACGTTATCAAACTTATAGCTTGATAAACCTAAATGAAGCGTATCATTAACGGCATTGCCATCGCCATTAGTAGGGATGACAGCGGTTGTGCCGTAGAAGGAATATACACCCACCCCCGCAGAAGCTCCGTTAGCCAGAAACGGTATGTGATAAGCACCTGTGTAATAAGCACCCAAAGTTGCTTTAGTAGCACCGCTTGCATCGAACTCTATGAAGCTACCCTCAGTACCAGTGTCGTTAAGCCGTAAAATTGATGTCTCTATCGCATCAGTAGAATCGCTTACTTCTATAGGAAGTGCCAGTTTACTACCTTCAATACTGCCTGCTAGTTGTGCGTTAGTAATTGTTCCACTAAGATTTGATGTAAGATAACCTGTAGAATCAGCTAAATTAAATGCGGGTGTAGCATCAGAGCCACCTACAGATAGCTGTACGCCACCGTATGATACTGTTTGAGCATCTACATAAGCTTTAATAGACTGTTGAGTTGCTAAGCCATCAGCATCATCAGAAGCCATATTATCTTCATCTCTAACGGTGTTTACTGCTGTGCCGCCAATATCTAAAGTAGTTCCGTAGATAGTCTTAAATCGTTTACTGCTTGTCCCTAAATCAATGTCGTTAGTAGTTTCAGGAGCTAATACACCATCTGCAAGATTCATCTGCTCAACGGCTGCTGCACTCACTTCGATAAAGAATTTAATTTCATTGGATTCAACGACTACTTTGTTTAGAAAGTCTTGGTCGCCTATAGTATGGACATTGCCGCCTTCGCCTGCTGTTCCGTCATGCTGATGCCCTGTAGTGCCTGTAGAGGCGTATGCAAACGCATTTAAAAGCGCATTATATTCATTATTAAAAAGTGCGGCAGTAATAATGTTGCCATCATGTAAAGTGCTTTGTCGTGATGAGTACGGTGAACCCATATTATTATCTCCTTCCTGATGGTACATAGTTTATGTATATACCGTTAATTGTGTAAGGTGTAAGTGCGTCCTGACTGTCTAGTCTAAACGATGCCGAGTAACAGCTCCCCTGTAAATTTACTCTTATTAGTGGGTTATCCGCAGCTCCAAATATAGACCCATTAAATTCTGCTGAATCAAAATTAGAAGCCGCATGAACCTCTGGTAAGAGTTCTTCTGTGGGGCTTTCCACTAGTGTATCTTCAAAATCAAATAAAGGTGTAAGCGTAGGCTGCGAGTAACCTGTAGATAGTTTATCGGGAGTTACTGATAGCTTAGCGTAATACAAAGTTTTTCGAGTTCCCATGTCTCCAAAATCTAAATACGGTGTTTGATATTTGGCTATTACATTAAACGCTGTACCCGTGTCCGTGAATGTGTTGCCTGTATCGTGAGTGTATATGTATCCGTCATTATCACCATGTACTACTTTTTCTACGCCATTATATCCAAATCCACTTGCGGTTGCCACAGCTTCAATACCTTTTAGCTCTGCCCACTCATAGCCTTGACCTGTAAATGTGCCTATTATTCCTTTTGATTTACTGACAGGGAAATTAGGATTATTGTAAAATAATCTGTACTGTGATTTACCACGTAAAACTATGCTTGAAATAGTGTAATTGTTTATGTTTGCAGTTATATTGTCTGCTATAATTTTTTGTATATTCCTACTTACGGACGATAGCTCAACATCTCCTAACCTTTCTGTACCTGCGACAGTACGTATACCGTCTGGACTTAAGAATACTAAGTCACCACCAATCTCTTGAATACTAAACTGGTCTAAACAGCCTACGTTTTTAGTGATGGGCACTACTGCAATACTATTAACATCGTTTATATTTACAAGCTTATGTATGCTGTTCTGACAGAATATGATACAGTCGTTACGGAAACTTCGTAGCCCTATGATTCTATCGGGTACTGCAATAGAGCCTGAGCCTGTCCCTGTGAAAGATGAGGGGTCGTTTACTGCGCTGTAGTATACTGTATTCGGAGCTTCGGCTGTGCCTCCAACTACCAAATGATTTTCATGTACTGCACAAGCTGTAGGGCATTCAGAGCCGTTTACTGTTATTTCTTCTGCAAAAAATGTACGTGTATCTAAGTCTCCTGTTCCTGTCATTTTAAACAGGAATGGCTTGTTGCTTGGGTCGCACATGATTAATTGCCCATAGTCGTTAGCTCCTTCATATATTACAGAAGCTACTCGACCTTGAGAACCACGTGCGTCTTCAGAACGACCAGTAAAAGTAGTATGATTATCACCGCTTGCAGATACACTAGCTCGGTTAATTTTAACCCAATCATCGTCTGCTGAGCCAAAATAGATGCTAGTGCTCTTAGCCGCTACGATGCCATCTGCATATACAGCTAAACCTAATATAGGCGTTGTAGATGCTTCGGGCTTAGTAGCTCGAAAATTAGAATAGCCGTTTATGCGTCTATAGCCACCATCGGGGTCTACTTCAAAGTTTATTAACTCTGTAGCAATTCCCGGCTGCTTAAGCATTTCTATTTCGCTTATGTTGGTGTTTAGTCCACCTCTACACGAAAAACCAAAGGGCTGTGAAGTCATTAAACAAGTCTCACTCTATCGTCACGTATATAGAAAGGAGCAGGCTCAATAAGATTAGAGCGCATACTCCGCAAACCTCTTTTATAATCATCAGCGGCAAAGGTAGCTGCTTGAGGA